AGGCCCACCCCAGGGGTCGTTTCTGCAAAGACGGAAGTTCCGCCAGTCAGGTTGAAGGCATTGACCCCGATCATGTTTACATTCTGCTTTTGCAGGGCCGAACCAAAGGTATAGGTACGAGTACCCGTGGCCCCAGGAGTTGTCTGTGCAAAACTCGAAGTACCGCCTGTAAGCAATGCATTATCTGGGACAATCATTGCCACGTCAGCATTCTTATAATTTACCCCAGAGAACGTATAAACAAATGGCCCAGTTCCAGATACGACAATATCAGCCGCGTCAACATTATCAAGTAACTCAAGGGCCGCTTGAATCGTTGCCGCATCCGCATCGAACGCAATTGCCGCAGTCTTTCTGCTGACCCCAGTAACAGGGTTAACAACAGTCAAGGCCCTAGTACCACCACTTGCAGTAATGGTTTCGGTCTGGACTTCATTCACGTTACTTGCCTGACCTACCGTGATGTCCCCAGCCGCAACGTTTGACAATGCTTCGAGGGCAGTCTGAATTGTAGACGCCGAAGCATTGAATGGTATCTCGGTCGTGGTCTGCGAATTTGCCCCAGTCTGTACAATCAAGGCCCTTGTACCACCAGTGGCAGAAATGGTTTCCGTTTGAACTTCGTTTGTACCACCAGTCGGGGCCGCCGCTGACCCATAAGCAAATGCCGCGATCCCTGCAAGGACATCTGGGTCAACATCGAAGTCGATATTAAGACGGGCGAACTCGCCAGTAAGAAGTTCAAACAATAAATCCTGTCCCGTACAATCGATGATGTCTTCGGTTGTCTGGTCAAGGTCGAAGTAGTTTCGGCTAGTAGCGGGGAAGGCCCTCGTCATGTCCGCATTTACAAGGGGCACGTCCCAGTCACTTTGCCGTTTCCAAGTTGGACTATACGCTATAGCCAACTGACTGGCTCTCTGTGATGTAACCGCCATAAGTTTCCTAATCTCCTATTGTAGTTTAATCTGCTGGGTCTTTTCCCCTTTCTTTTCAAGGAACTTATACTGCGGATATTGGGCCACAAATGCTCCCGCCTCTTCCACATGGAATCCCTTGAGTTGCTGGGCCTTATGCGGAATGTCCGCACTTAACATTCCGAAGTTACAAAGGCCCTTGGGTAAAGCTTTTCCCTCGGCGGACTTTGCAAGACGGACATTTGCATTCGGGTCATCAACAGCCTTTTCCTCTTCCGCTGGGGCCTCGGCTTCTGCTTCGGCTTCTGCTTGGGGTTGCTCTTGACCCTCGTCGTTTGAAGTAACATCGGCCGTCCCAGCCTCAGCTTGGGTCAAATCACTGACCTCTTGCATCTCTGGCGGGGTCTGACCCAAACCTAGTATATCATTCTGTCCCATATCATCTCCTATTAGACTGTGATACCCTTAACAACGACTTTCAACGACCAGTCCCCTACCTGTAGGTTCCCGCCCGTTTCTTCGTCCTCTACCGTGTCCCCATTTTCTTGTTGCAAATAAAAATGTTGACAGTTCTCGAAACCTAGATCGATAGTTTCCTTGAAGGCCCTACGTCCCAGCATATAGATTGCCATGAATAAGGCCCTAGAACTCTTGTACGCCAAGGGGCTTCCACTATCCGAATCATCATATCGATCCTCGACTGCTAGATCGAACGTGATAGGGTAGACAAACGTAAGCTGGGTACAAGTCTCACTTGTCCAAGGAATTTCTTCAACCGAGGGTAGGCCCACTTGGATGATACTCGTCATCCGTAAAGTGTTCCTACTACCATATTTAGGGACAGTTGACACTTCCTCGTCGTCTGCGTCCGATTCAGGGAACCGTTCCTCGGCCCATACTTGGCAATTGTCGGCGATCAAAGGAACAGATAAAAAAGTGTCCCTGATCTTAGCCGCGATCATTTGCTCCAAAGCAACTGGGTCATTTGGTAATTGAACAAGTGGCATCCTACCCTCGGTTGATTTCGTTTGCGGCCCTCTGCAAAGCGTTAGACATCTCTCGGACAATCATCTGTTTATTTGATTGGAGCGTCTTATTGGGCCAATTCGTTGCTGGTACGCCTCGTGTGAATATGGCCCTAGCAACTAAAAATGCTACACGCTTAACATCATTGGTTTTTGCCCCAGTCCTTTTCTTATGGCTCAACGATTTCGTCGGCTGACGATGGGGCCTATTTAAGCGTTTAAGAATCTTTATCTTTCGTTTCTTCTTTATGACCCTGGGCCCATGCGGCGTTCCTACCGTGGCAACGGCTTTAGGAGGTTTGTTCCCGAAACGCCGCTGAACCCATTTGTACAACTTGGAGTTGACCCTAAAGGGCGGAAATACCCCACGCCGTAATCCGTAAGCATCAACGAAAGCTTGCACTAGGGTCGAATAAACCAATAAGTTCCAATTTACCTTGTCCCCAGTGACACTGATCTTTAGGGACTTTTGCTCCTCGCCCGTATCCTTTCGCATCTTACCTTGGGCCGAAGTTCTAAGTCTCTTGCCGACTGTCTCAAGTCCCCCGCGTAAATTCTTAGCCAAGATCGCTGGGGCATTTTTCAGCCCTGCGGTCTTGTTCGCGGTAATCCTGAAATTCAGTCTAAACATTATTTGCGTGTCGTATCAAAGTTCGTCTTGAGTGTTCTAACCTTACACGTTAGGGTATAGACCTGGGCCACCGTAGGGGCGACTGGCGGTGCTTTCGCCACTTGAAAAATTGATCCATCGACCCTAACGTGAAGGTTCTTTGATCGAAGTATATCCGGCATTATGAGGGTCGGGTCAGCGACACCAAAGATAACATCTGACCCATCTCCATCTTGTTTTTCGTCCGCAGGGACTCGATCAAAGCCTTTTGTAAACGTAGCTACTACAAACCAACCGTCTGGCTCGGTACGATCCTCGGTAATAAATTCGAGGACTAGGGCCTTGCCCCAGTTAAGTAATCGAGACACATCAAAGTTGATACCCGCAACCGAGGTATCAACTTGAGCTAAAGGGCCAATTGAAAATGATCCAGCCATTATAGGGTACGTCTACGTCCTCTTACTATGTTGATGTCTTCTTTCACGAGAGGCGGAACTCTTCTCTGGGCCAGAGCAAATCTCTGTGAACCATAAGCTAGGTTCGGCAATTCGGGGAATAGGGCATCAAGCACGTCTTGGGCCAAAGCATCCCAGTTCGACTTTGTTGTGAAGAACGAGGGACGGTCAGTTGATCCAGACGACTCGACCACGAGCGGAGGTAATACCGCAAGGGCCGTAATGACAGCTTTCAGAATCTGGGTCGTTTCAGTAGGGGTATCTACTTCAGCCTGTAGCCTAGTTTGAAAACTGGAATACTGGGCCAATGAACCAGCATATCCCGCGTACTGATTAACCAGCAGTTGCAAATTCTTTTGCTGGGTCACTGTTAATGCAGGGGTAATTGCCTCTGCATCGATTTGGTCAATAGTAAGCATTAACTACTCCTCGATGTTTTGCTCCTCGCCGTCTTCCCAGCTTTCTTCATCTGGGCCTAGTCCGAGCCTAGCTCGTAGTTCCTGATTCTCTCTTTCAAGGGTCAGGGTACGATCACGGTGGGCCTGAACCTCGGGAGTCTCATTACGATAATCCACTTCGATCTGGCCCTTTTCGATTTCCTCTGCCGAGGCTACGCGAATTGAATTGATCCTGAAAAGACGTTTGACCCTTTTCTCAATTTCGTAGTCCTTCGTCTTCTTCTCGTTGAACCCAGTGATAAGCAGGGACAACCTTCTCACGTTTCCCTGAAAGTAGGATTCACCGTCTGCCCCAGTTAAGTAATCGCTTAGTACCACGACATACTCTCCTGTCCCTTCATGATTCCCTTCCGGCAGTTTATAGTTCCTCTGACTGAACAGGGTCTTAAACCATGCCTCGTTCGGCATGTTCGGAGATTCAAGGTGTGTCCCAGGCTGTTCACTCATATCACGCTGGTTGTAACCCTTCTCCGCGTTTACAAATTCTTTCTTAGATAGGGCCGAAGCATTATCGACTAACCCCATCGGTGCATGTACTTGTTGTTCATTCGCCATTCTTATATTCTCCTGACATGATTAACATGATAAAATGAGGGCCTTAGCCTCATGTCAAAACCAAGGCCCTCTGGCTACTAGGTAGCAGTTGCTTTCACAATCGCTGACCCGTAGAAAATCACAAGACCACCGTTGTGGCCCCTGTGTACTTCGATCAGTCGTGGGACACGTCGATCAAGATGGTCGATGACTTTCTCATATCGACCCGCCGCGAAGTTCGCATTGTTCGCATTGCGAACTAAACGATATTCACCCAGCCTGTCCCCATTGGTACGCTTACCGATTACCGAGATGATTCCATCCGGCAACCATTTGGTAAATGTCCCAGAGGGTTCTGCAAAGTACCCTTCATCGTATTCCACGATAGAGGGTAGATTGCTCGAAGCCAAGATCGTATTTACTTCTTGCAGATTCTTGATCGGCTTGACCCCGCCGCTTGCTATCGACAACTGGCCCCCGAGGTCATCAGGGTTACGGTTACGAAGCAAGTTGCTTAGGGTCGGGGTATTCATGAAAGCCTGTGTACCTGACCCAAAGCTAACACTCTTACCGCTCGATAGGTTTTTGAGGCCCATGAAGTCGGCAAGCGGTGTCGCGTTATCCAAGTCTGACCAATCCGAGAACGTAGCGTTCTGGATCGTGAACTGGTCGGTATAGATCGCCCCAGTTGGGCCAGTGATGGTGAACTGACCATCAAGCAGGGCCTTCCAGTGAATATACTCTTGCAGATCGACTTCGCGATTGTTCAGGTAATCCTGACGCTGGGTCACGAGGTCATCAATATTCACAGGGCCGAGGTTATTCGGGCCAGCTTCCTGTGCTCGAAGGGTCATCATTCGTTCATCTACGGTCATGTATTCACCGTAGACCCCAGGCTGGGCCGAGAAGGATTTCCAACCAACCATCTTCACGTAGCTCGGCTCACCGTTCAATCCGCGAAGCTGTTGGAATCCACGAAAGTTGTCCCTGATTTCCCATTCGAGCGTCCAGAAATCACTTTCGACGGTTGGGAAAATACTGAACGTGGGCCTTTCTCTGGTCAATAGCTGAATTTTTTCAGCATTGATCTGGATTAGTTCCCGCGTTGTAGGGTACTGATAGTTAATCATATTAGTTTATGTCCTCTCTTGAAATTAAGATAGGGCCACTAACGTGACCCCTACAACTTACGCTGGGGCACCAACTCCGAGTTGCATGATGCAACTCGGA